AAAGGACAGGCCATGACCGTTCAGACGAACACCAACGTCGCCAGCTTTAACGGTAACGGAGTAACGCAGATTTTCCCGATCGCGTTCAAGTTCAACAACGACACTGATCTCGTTGTTCTGCTTGTGGATGACGCGACCGGCTCGGCATCGCAGCTGACGCTGAATTCTGATTACACCGTCAGCGGTGAGGGCGATGAAGACGGTGGGCTAGTCAATGTTGTCGTAGCGCCCGCAATTGGTAAGCGACTGAAAGTCTTACGTATCGTCGACATCCTTCAGCAAACCGATCTGCGCAATCAGGGGAAGTTCTTCGCAGAGGTCCATGAAGACGCTTTCGATCTTTTAACCATGATCGCCCAGCAACATGAGTCCGGCATAAAATCATCGCTGCGAGTAGCCGAGTCAGATCCGGAGCCTTCGCGCATACCTTCTGTTTCTCAGCGCGCCGGTAAAATCCTGTCATTCGACAGTTTAGGGAACCCAGTCGTTGTCGCACCAGTGTCCGACAGCTCTACATCGCTTAGGATTGAGCTTTCATTGCCGTCGGGCGCATCGCTTATAGGTGGCGGCGGCCAGGTCGTTGAATCAATAGCGGCGCTTCGCTTGCTCATAAACTCGAATCCTTCGAAGGCTGCTTTCGTCGCCGGCTATTACTCGCCAGGCGACGGCGGCGGCGGTGCCTACTATCTGGATGCGGGCGACACGACTACCGCTGACAACGGCGGCTCGGTCATTGTGGCGGCGGACGGGGCGAGATGGAAGCTTTCACAGGCTGGGGTCGTAAGCGTAAAGCAGTTTGGCGCCAAGGGCGACGGCGTAACGGACGATACTGCCGCCGTTCAGAGCGCGTGCGACGCGGCTGGGCTGCTGTTCGTCCCAGCCGGCACTTACCTGCTGTCGAGCCGCATTACGGTCAGCGACAGGCCGTTCATGCTGTATGGAGGCGGAAAAGAGGTCAGCGTTCTGCTGTGGTCAGGTATCGCAGGAGGCTTTGCGTTCTCCGACGCGACCGGCCGCGAGAGCGCTACGCGCTCGCCCTGCACCCTACGCGACCTCTCGATCGTGACTTCGCAAGCGGGCGGCGGGACGGCGCTGGAGTTCGACTATAGCGCCGACGCCCCTGGCTCCGTGTATGGCGACGCGACCACTGTCACGCTGAACAATGTGGACATTCGCGGAGATGATTTCTACGAAGTGGGCGCAACCAGTTACTGGACCGTCAACCTGCATCTAATCGATGCGGGCGGGGTGTCGGTAGATAACGCACGCATCCTGGGCATGCAAAATGGCCCATCAACGACAACTGGTATCCTGATTGAGGGGCAGCAGGGCTACAGCATCCGCTACCTGCTCAGCAAGCTGCATGTCCAGTGGGTGTTCTGGGCGCTAAAAATTGTCGTTCCGGCCGCGTACACCGTTGAGGGCGTGTACCTGTCGCAGTTCGAGTTCGTGGGTGTCGGCTATGGCGTGCATGTGTCTGGCGGGATGCTGCACGCCTGCGAGATAACCACGGGGCACATTGACGCGGAAAATGGATGCGTCGTTTATGAGCAAAATTGTTACGGGTCGACTGCGCTGAAACTTGCCAGTTGCTACCTGCAGCTGGGCAACAAGCGGACTGGCGCATACTCGAGCGGCGCGCACATCTCCCTGCCAGGCGTCAATCACAGCACAATCACCGGGAACTATTTCCTGGCCGCGCCGGCTGGCTCGGGCGTCACGCATGACGGAGTGCTGCTAAAGAGCACCGATTACTCGGTGGTTGACTGTAACGATTTCCAAAACCAAAACGGCGCGGCTATCGGGTTCGTTACTGACGGCGTTCATTCGGACTGTGTCGGCTCATATGCCGGGCTGGGCAACACCTTCCAGGGCGTGACGACGGAGCTGGTCAACTCGAACACCATCACCAGCGCCATGCTCAAGCGTCCGAAGAATTTTTCCTCGGCGTGGGCGCCGGGCACTATCGCGGCGAACTCCTCTGCGACGACGCTGATCTCGCTTGGCGGCGTACTCCCCGGCGATCCGGTGCAAGTATCACACACCGGCATGGTCGCATCATCCTGCCTCATTAGCAGCTATGTGACCGCTCCGGGGCAGATCGAAGTGATTATTTTCAATAACTCCGGCAGCCCGCAAGCGATTGGCGCCGGAAATGCAGTTGGAACGGTCGGCGGCGTGGTTTGACACGCGCAACATCCTGCAGCCCGCCCCGTGCGGGCTTTTTATTGCCTGGAGAAAAATATGACTCTCGGACAAAAGCAGCGCGCCTTCACTCAGATGATCGCCCGGCTGATCGACTTCGCCTATGCGAATGGCTACGAACTCACCTTCGGCGATGCATACCGCGACCCTCGCGTGCATGGTGCTGTGGGTGAGAAGAAGTCATACAGCTCAGCCGTAAGCGTCCACAAGGAGCGACTGGCCGTAGACCTCAACCTGTTCAGGAATGGGCGCTACCTCACGTCGAGCGAGGAACACAAGCCCCTGGGCGAATACTGGAAGAGCCTGCACGCCGATTGCCGGTGGGGCGGAGACTTCAGCTCACCAGACGGCAACCACTACAGCATGACGCACGGTGGCAGATCATGAGCTGGGCAAAGCTGGTGCCCGGCTGGGCCTACTGGGTCCTTGCCTTGGTCCTTGTGGGCGGTGGCCAACAGATCCGGGTCCTGTCGGCGCAGTCTGTGGCTGCTGGGGCACAGGCTGAACTGGCCAACTACCGCACCGAAGTTAGCGAGCGGGACAGTCGTGCCGCGCTGTTCGTGATTCAGGAAAACCAGCGGCGCCAAGCTGCAACGGAGAAAGCAGATGCGGAAGCACAGGAACAACTGGCTGCAGCGCGTACTGACGCTGAGCGCGCTGGCAGTGCTCTTGAGCGCCTGCAGCAGCGTCTCGCCGCAGCTGAGCAGCGCAGTCGTGACGCCGGCAATGCCATCACTGCCCAGCTCGGCCAGGCAGCCGAAGACGCCGCCCGAGTGCGAGCCGACGTGTTCGGCCGGATTGGAGAGGCTGCTCAACTCTATGCTGCTGTCGCCGACGACCGAGGAATAGCCGGGGCGACGTGTGAAAAATCATATGACGCTGCGAAGGTGAATTGAGATTGCCCGGACGGGCTGAGATGGCGTGGGGGAATTCTGGTGCTCTTATTCCCCCGAACATTGCCTAACCAGCCCAAGGGGGAGCGTGGCGATGCCCGTATTTCGGGCCTTTCAAGAGAGTAGAGCGAGGTGGCAGAAAGCTCGCAAACGGATTCGAAATCCGTTGTACCCTCGCGGGTACCTAGGGTTCAAATCCCTATCTCTCCGCCACTAACACAGTGAAATCAAGGGCTTGGCGGGTTTCGACCTCCAAGCCCTTTTTCTTTGGTGCGCAGATTGGTGCAAATCTGGGGGAATGGCTTCGCTTGACGCTCCCCTACGCTCCCCCATAGATTCCCCCGCATGGCCTATTTCGAGAAGCGCGGAAGCTCCTGGCGTGCCCAGGTTCGCCGCAAAGGATATCCAACCCTATCAGCTACCTTTGACACCAAGGCAGAAGCCCAGCGATGGGCGGCCGAGATCGAAGGGGATATGTCGCGTGCGCGTTTCGTAGATATCCGCGAGGCCGAGAGCACGACACTAGCCGAAGCGCTGAAGCGGTACCGGCGCGAAGTAAGCGATCACAAGAAGGGTGAGAAGCAAGAAGGCGTCCGCATAAAGCGTTGGATGGAAGATCCGCTGGCGGAGAAGTCGCTGGCCTCGCTCAAGTCTTCTGACCTAGCAGCCTGGCGTGATGAAAGGCTGAAAGAGGGGAAATCCACCGCGACGGTTCGCCTGAACCTGGCCATCATCAGCCACCTATATACAGTGGCCGCGAAGGAGTGGGGGATTGAAGGGCTGGTAAACCCATGTCGGAACCTGCGGATGCCTGCCGGCAGTAAGTCGCGCGATCGCCGGCCGACCAGTGATGAGCTGAGCCGGATCTACGCCGAGGCTGCAAAGATTCACCACGAGCTGCCGGTAATCATCGAACTGGCAGCAGATACGGCAATGCGCCGATCTGAACTGGTATTGCTGCGGCGCGACCAGATTAAAGGCAAGGTCGCGCACCTTGAGGACACGAAGAACGGATCTCGCCGGTTGGTGCCGCTCTCGATCCGGGCACGCAAGCTGCTGGACGAACTGCCGAAGCAGATCAATGGCCGTGTGTTTTCCCTGTCGCCTCAGTCCGTGAGCAACTACTTCCCGCGCGCCTGTAAGGCTGCCGGCGTGGTGGGGCTGACCTATCACGATTTGCGACACGAGGCCACGAGCCGCCTGTTTGAGCGCGGCTTCACGATGATGGAGGTGAGCGCAATTACTGGCCATAAGTCTCTCGGCCAGTTGCGCAGGTACACTCACCTGTCGCCGCACGACCTTGCGGACAAGTTGGGCTAGAGTACGTGAGCCCACGTCTTACCAAGAATGATTTTGCTTACTTGTGATTTTGGTAGCCCGAATTCCTCACATATCCTCGCCTGAATTGCGCCTGACCGATATCGGTTCTTGATTGCCCCCACCAGCTCTTCGGTTAACTTTGATGTGCTAACCCGCGAGCCGCGAGCCATGTTCCGCCCTCGCGCGAATGATCGCTGCATGTTTACCAGCTTCGACACCGGCTCAAGATTGCCTATGGCGTTGTCGTCTTTGATGCCGTTTATATGGTCTATCTCTTCATCACAGCCTAACGGCCTTACAAATGCCGCATAGACAAGGCGATGAGATAAAAAGGCTCTCGACTTCCCGTCCTTGCGCAGCATGTATTTGATGTAGCCATCGGTCGTGTATCTTGGCTTAAGGATCATGCCGGCCATGCGTCCTCGGCCGCCGATATCAACTCTTGTCCGGCCAATCGACGAGATTGAATAAATCCCCTCATAGCCTGGTATAGGCTTCCATTGCTCATCCATCACGCTACACCCCTCAGCTTCGGCGGCTCGCGCCGCTTCCTGCCTACCTTCGGCGCCTTGTGTTCGCCGCTCTCATATTCCCGCAAGAACCTGCGGACCGACTCAGTACGCCAGCAGTGGCGCACGCCCTGTTTAAATCCAGGCGGCAGCCAGTTAGCCCCGTCACGGATAGCAGAGCGTATCGCGCATTCTGTTCGGTTCAGCATCTTCGCCAGTTCTGGCACATGCAAAATTTCAGGCTCCATCGTCACCCCTCCAATTCCCGGCAGCCGCAGTAACTGCAACGCTTGCCGATCACGTCCTTCACGCACACGTTCGTGCGCTCGCCTTCTTCCTCTATCCAGACCTCCATGCGGATTCGCTGCATGTCGGACTTGGCGAGGATTTCAAACTGGCGCTTCTGCTCCTGCTCCGGCAGGCGTTTGAATGATTGCCACAGGCTCATGCTCACCCCCTCACCGTTACGCCGGCTGCTTCGATGGCGGCGCGGCATTCTGCAATTCCGTCATCTCGCCCAGCATCGCGAGCACGCGCATAGTCATCGAGGTAGATCGTTCGCCCTGCACGCTCTTCCGGCAGCTGAATCGTCACGTCCTCCCGCCCCTTCTGGTAGAACGCCACCGCCACGTTGCAGAACTGCTGCTTCAAATCCGCGAACTGCTCGCGGAACGGCTGCCTGTCCCACCACGCCTCGAACTCTGCTATCGCCTTGTCTGTGTGCTGCATGTCTATCTCCTGCTGCGTGTGGGGTTAGGCGGCTGGCTGCCGTGGTCGAACGATGACTTCATGCGTCTCGGCGCACTCCCGGCAAAGTGCCGCCATGTC